AGAATAACAGCAAGGGTTATTTATGAATTTACTAGAGGGAGTGCATAATGGCTAAAAATGTTACTATGAAAAAAGGCGAAACTATTATAAAATGTTCAGAAGATCACATAGAGCATTTTGAAAACAATGGTTTTACTTTAGGCGATCTAAAACCAGTAATTAAAAAAGCTGAAAAAACTAAAGAAACTAAAGAGAAGGAGTAATAAATGGCTACACATCATGGTAAAGAAGGGGTTGTAACTATCGGTGGAACTACACTAGGTAATGCAACAGGTTTTACAGTTGATACCACCCATGACGTTGTTGAAGATACCCCATTAGGTAATTCAATGAAGTCATATATAGTTGGTAGAGGTACATATACAGCTAGTATTGATATGAACTTTGACGAAACTGATAGTGGACAAACTGCATTGGTACAAGGTGCTGAATTAACTTTTTCATTTTTACCAGAAGGTAACGCATCTGGAGATAGAAAATTCTCTGGAAATGCTATTGTTACTGGAATGTCAGTTGGTGTTACATTAGATGGAGTTACAACTAGAACTGTATCAGTACAGGGCAATGGTGGATTAACTATCGGTACTGTGTAAATGGCAGACCAAAAAATTGATTATTTTGATGGTATTAGAGACCATTTCAGTACCCTTGACACTCAAATAATTGAAGTACCAGAATGGGATTTAGTAGGCGATAAAGCTATATTTTGTAAACCTTTTAATATGCTTGAAAAACAAAAGATTTTTAAAGGTGCTAGTGGCACAGATTTAATTGTTTTGATTGATGTTATTATTGAAAAGGCATTAACAAAAGATGGTAATAAAATGTTTAATGGAAGTCATGTTTTAGCATTTAAAACTAAAGCTGATACTAATGTTATTGCAGATGTTGCCACAAAAATTATGGGAACTGGAAACACAGATATTGAAGATAATAAAAAAAACTTAGAAATAATGTAGAATTACATAATATTTTTGGGTTAGCCGAAAAGCTACACAAGACTGTTTCCGAAATCTTGCAAATGTCAGTAGATGAGTTTAATATGTGGTTAGCATACTTTCAAATTCAAAATGATGAACATGAAAGACAACAAAGACTAGCAAAGGCTCAAAGATAGTGGCAACAAAACAAGTAAATATAGATATTGTAGCCAAAGACAAGACACGGCAAGCTATGAATTCTGCTACAAAAGGTGTAGATGGTCTTAAAAGTTCGGTATTCAATTTAAAAAATGCTCTTATTGGATTAGGTGCAGGGGTTGCCATAAAATCTTTTATAGATGTTGGTAAATCAGTTGAATCATTACAACTAAGATTAAAATTTTTATTTGGTAGCGTTCAAGAGGGTGCAAAAGCATTTGATGTTATGTCAAAGTTTGCATCTAGAGTTCCTTTTAGTTTAGAGCAAATACAAGCAGGCTCTGGTAATCTGGCGATTGTCTCAAAAAATGCAGATGAACTTGCTAAAATGCTTGAAATTACTGGTAATGTTGCAGGGGTTGTTGGTTTAGATTTTAGGACAACAGCAGAACAAATACAAAGGTCATTTACAGCAGGTATAGCAAGTGCAGATATATTTCGAGAAAGAGGTGTTAGAGATATGCTTGGTTTTAGTGCAGGTGCAAAAGTATCTGCAAAAGAAACAGCAGAAGCATTTGAAAGACTTTTTAGTGGAAATGGAAAATTTGCAAATGCTACAAAAGATTTAGCAAAAACTTTAGAAGCCACTTTTTCAATGATTGGAGATAGTGTTTTTAATTTCCAAAAAAAAGTAGCCGAAAGTTTTTTTGTTGGTTTGAAATCAGAATTTGGAGCATTAGATCAAGCATTAAAGGACAATCAAAAAACAATAGATGAAATAGCAAAATCTATTGGAAAAGGTTTATCAGAAGCAGTAATTGCAACTGGAAAAGCAGTCAGGTTTTTATCTGATAATTTTGAAACTATTAAAACATTAGGTATAGCATTAATTGTAGGCAATATGGCTACTGCTTTTCTTAACTTAGCTAAAGCAATAGGAACAGCAAAAGGTGCTTTACTTTTATTTTCTAAGGTTTCTAAAACTACTGTCGTAGGTGCTTTTATTGGTATTACTACTGCTATTCTTATGATGAATGAAGCAGTAGCAGATGGAGAAGAACCAAACAAAAAGCTGAATGATTTATTAGAAAAGAAAAAACTATTAGAACTACAATTATCCAAAAGTGGAAATGTTGTTAATGAAACATTACAAAAGCAAATAGAATTTATTAATAAACAAATTAAATCATACAACAAAAATGTAACTGCTATGGCTATGGAAGAAGCAGGTAAACAAAGATTAATAGTTCAATCAAAAGATTATCAAAACAATTTAGCAAAAGAACTTCAAAGAATAAAAGATTTAAAAAAAGAACAGCAAAAACTAGCTGATGCAGAATTTCAAATTAGAGGTGTAGACCTTGAAGCTATATCTGGGGGTATAAATTTTGATGATAAATTAAGCCAGATTAAAGATCAATTTGATACAGAATTTGAATTACAAAAACAATTACAAGAAAAAAATATACAATTTATTCAAGGACAAGATGAATTACAAGTAGAACTTGCACGAATAAAAGCTGATAAACTGCTACAAATTGCCCATGAAACTGCTGAAAAAGAAAAAGAAATAAGAAAACAAGTTTTTAATGATAGTTTTCAGCTAATTAAATCTGGCAAAGCAGGTGAAATAAATTTGGAAAAAATGGCTAGTAAAGAAAAAACTGAATTGGCAGTAAAGGTTGGTAGAGAGGGTTTAGAGCAATTAGCCCAGAATAATAAAAAAGCATTTAAATTAAATAAAGCATTTGCTATGGCAGAAGCCATTATAAGCACAGCTAGGGGTGTTGCACAAGCATTACCTAATATACCTTTAGCTATTGCAATAGGTGTTTTGGGTGCAATTCAAGTTGCGACAATAAATTCGCAAAAATATCAAGGTAGACGTTTGGGTGGTCGAGTTAATCAAGGTCAGCCATATATGGTTGGTGAAGCAGGTGCAGAATTAATTATTCCAGATAAACCATCAAACGTAGTGCCGAATAATAAATTAGGTGGAATGGGTAAAGCAGTAACAGTAAACTTTAATATAAGCACAGTAGATGCTAGAGGATTTAACGAATTATTAGTTAATTCAAGAGGTACTATAGTTAATCTTATCAATAGTGCTGTAAATGAAAAGGGTAAAATGGCTATAATATGAGTGGAGCATTACCAAATACAAATTTTATTTCAGTCAATCTTTCAAGCAATCAAAAGACTTTATTTTCTGAAACCGATAGTGGAAAAACATTTCGCAGACAAGTTCAAGGGCAAAAATTTAGTTTTACAGTAAAATATCCACCTATGAAAAGGTCAGAATTTGCACCTATCATGGCATTTATTATGAAACAACGATCAAGACAAGAAAACTTTACTATTACATTTCCAAGCTATTTAAACGCACAGGGCAACGAAACTGGAACTTTGTTAGTTAATGGGGTTCATGCTGTAGCTGATACCACGATAGCTATAAATGGTTTTGCGGGTGATGGTGCGGGAAGATTAAAAGCGGGTGATTTAATAAAATTTGCACATGATAAGGTTTATATGGTTGTTGAAGATGTAACAAGTTCAAGTAATGCTTCAACAGTAACCATAGAGCCACCATTAAGAACTGCTTTAGCAGATGATAGTTCGGTTACCTATGATTCTGTTCCATTTAATGTTCATTTAACAAGTGATGCACAAGAGTTTGCAACAGGACAAAATGATGGTGATGGTAATTTATTATTTAGTTATGAGTTTGATGTTGTAGAGGCATTGTAAATGGCTAGAGGTTTAACAAGTGCAGTAAAAACAGAACTAGCTACAGGAATAATAGAACCAGTTATTTTAGTCGAAATAGGTTTTTCAACCCCAATATATTTAACTAATGCAAGTTTTGATTTAACATCTAGTGTTTCTGGAACTTCAAGAACATACCTATCTAATGGGCATTTAAGGGGTATTACAGGGGTACAAGAAACAGGTACACCAACTAAGAATAGCTTGTCTGTTAGCCTTTCTGGGGTAGATCAAACTTACATAGCACTAGCATTAACCGAGAATATAATAAATGATGATGTTTTTATTTATCAAGGTTATCTAAATTCTAGTTTGGCATTGATAGCAGACCCATTTTTATTATTTTATGTCAATATTGATGAATTTAAAATATCTGATAATACATCAACAGCAACATTAGTTTTACTTGTTAGTTCGCATTGGGGTAATTTCAGCAAAACAAGTGGAAGAACAACAACAACTAATTCACAACAAAGATTTTTCCCGACAGATTTAGGCATGGATTTTTCAGCTTTAACAGTTAGAGA